AGGCTGCCTTAAGCTCAAGCATCATGGCCTGGGCGTGATAGACGCTGAAGAGCATCTTCTCGACGGTTCTCGGGATAGAAGAAATCTTCACGACCAATGAGCGCCTTGTGGCGCTCGCCGATTACGATGTGCATCGGAGCGAGCGTAGGTCGCCGCACGGCTAACGAAGCCGTCCAGCATAGGCCAGTGACGACCGAAACCGCTAGCAGACCACGATCAAGCGGAATGGCAGATTCGCCGCCGCGCCGGCGCTGTCGTTTGTGTCTACGAACACCGCCTCGACGTTGCCGCTTCGGTCTGCGACATAGACCTCGCCGGCGGCTGAGCCCGCGCCCGACGGCCCGATCGTGGCAACCGCCGTGCAACTGGTGATGTTTCGCCCAAAATCCACTTGGTAATTTCCAACGCCGCCGAGCTTCGTCACCGTATGGGCCGTGGCCGACGTGAACGTGTTGCCAGGGCCGAACACGCCGTTGACCTCGAACACCTTGGTGCCCTGCACGGGAGAGGTGTTGGCACCAACACCGTTGTAGACCGCCGCGGAGTACAGGATGCCGTTGAGCACCTCTCGCATCGCCACACCTGACAGGACGAACCCGGCGCCCAGGAGGAGCGGTGAGGTCGAAGCGAAGCTCCCTGGGAACGCAGCGGCGACGGTAGTGCCGTGCTGCACCCACGTAGGAGTCACTCCGGTGCCGCCGTTCCAGAACTTGACGTTGCCGCTCACGGTGTCGCACGTGACCCCGACCCAGGCGGCCTGACCGGGGGTGAACGAGTGCGCCGCCGTTGCGGTCGCAGTCCCCGTGTTCGCTCCGCCAGTAGACCACCGGAGCACAGGGGTGCCGTCCGTGAGGAGCCCCCACCGGTAGGAGCGCTGGTTGTCGTCTGTCGAGGACTTGCTGATGATTCCCTGTTGCAAACCTGAAGACCAGGAGTCGGGGGCGATGCGCGCTACGAGACCGAGCGACCCCGTGATGGACAGGGCTGCCGACGTCGGGACGGAGAAACCCGAGCCGTCGACACCGTCAATGTCAGCCGAGAGGTAGAACCCAGCGCCCCGGTTGGGGATGCCCACCATCAGGAACCGTCCGTGGCGACCCAGAATCCAGTGAGGTCGAGCATGGCGTTGCCGGTAGTCACAGCGTTGTTGCCGGTCTGTGGGGAGATGGGTGCCCAGCCATTGGGGTGCAGGATCGCCGAGTGGTAGTCGGGCGAGAGGATCCAGATCTGACCCACGTACGGAGTGGTGGGCGGCAGCGTGCTCACGACGGGGCGGTAGCGGGCATCCAGCTCGGTGATGCTCCAGAGTCCACCCGTGCCACCAGCGTTGGCCTGCGTCCCCGTCGAGCGCGCCTTGACCATCCACGTGACGGCGATGACGGGCGGGAGCACATCGAACGGCTCGTTCGAGCCGGTGTTCCCGACCGTGACGCCGGTCTTGGCCGTCGTGTCGAGAGTGTCCGGGTCGAGTAAGAGGGCGAAGGTGCCGTTCTGGTCGCCAGTGGGGTGCAGGTTGCCGTTGGGCGTGGAGTAGACACCGCGGCCCGCACTGGGGTGACGGTGGCCAGGGTCGGTGAGTGGGTGGCCGTGCGACGGCAGGTTGGCCTCGGTGAGGGAGACCTCCACCGACCCGGCTACGTCACCGAGGGTGAGAGCCACCCCTCCGCCCGTGCCGATCGGGATGCGTCCCTGGAAGTTGGGCAGTGCGACCGTGCCGACGTCGGACCCGTAGCGGCTGCCGACGATCGCCGCCAGCTCAGCCGTCGCAGCAGCGGTGGTCGAGATCATCTGTCCGATGAGCCCGATCCACCCTGCGGGGATGAAGGCGCCCGAGCCGATGAACGGGGCGATGGTGCCGACCGGGATGGCGTCGTCGGACGGGTCGTACGAGCGGAACGAGACCCAGCCCGTGGCCGCACCGGAGGAGTCCGCCTTCATCCAGAGTGCAGCGTTGAGCGGCGCCTCGACGTCGACGTAGAGCGAGCCCTTGTCGGCGATGACGACGCCCTCCGGCTTGCCCGAGCCCCGCAGGAAGTTGGCTGCCTGCAGCACACCAGTGCCCGACACCGACGCCACAGTCGAGCCACCCGACGTCTGCACGTCGAGGGTCTTCTGGTTGGCAGGCGTAGCGGTGCGTGCCTTGAGTGTCAGCAGCGATGTGGTGCTGTCGGTGGCCCTGATGGTGAGCCCGGCCGCCAGCTCCATGGCCGAGGCGGCGAGCCGCGTGAGCGTGCTCTCGACCCAGGTGAACCTGCCGTCAGCTCGCAGGGTGAAGCGTCCTGCTGGTGCATCGGACTCGACGAAGGACGTCGAGTTGGAGGCGAACGTCCGACGCAGTGTCTGCTCCATCATGACGCGCTTGTCGACGATGGCCGACGTGGAGATCGACGCGGCGCTCGCTCCCACGAGCACGGAGGCGAGCAGGCATTGCGTAGCAGGGTCGAAGTTGGGGAAGACCGGGTTGGTCGCCGAGGCCACGCCTCGTACGGCGGTGAGCAGCCCGGCGTTGTTGGTGACGATCAGGTCGAAACGAGGGTTGGCGTCGCTGGTCTGGATGGTGACCGACCCACCAGCGACCGCCACAGGAGCACCGTCCACAACGGCATTGCCGCTTGCCACGACCACAGACATGTTGGGCGAACCCTGCGATGCGACGGCGCAGCCAGAGACGACTCCAGTGGGCCCGTAACCGAGCGCCTTGTAGTCCCCTGAGTCGGGTTCGGATTGGTCGACGGCAGCAGCGTCTGGGCCGTTGGGGACGGTGAACCCCATGAGTCAGTCTCCTTTGATGGAGCCGAGGCCCTCGGCGACGAGCGCCGCGGCATCGGCGGCGGTCATCTTCACGGGCACCCCTGCGGCGAGAGCGAACGACGCCCCCGACTCAGTCGTGGTTCCCATGGTGTTCGATGATGGCAGGAAGTACACCATCCCGAAGAGCTTCGGGACCACACCCTCCGGTGAGGTGGGCGTTTCAAACTCCTGCTCGGGTGGGGGCGCCTGCTCTGGTGCTGGCTCGGGCTGGGGTGCTGACTCAGGAGCCTGCTCCGGCTCAGGAGTGGCGGCCTCTTCCTCGACCGCCGGTTCTGCAGCCTTCTTGCGCGCAGTCACTGCTGCTCCCAGAGGAGGTCACGCTTCTGCAGATACTGGTAGATGTGCGGCGGCACTCGGTACCGGTGACCACGCTTCATCTCGATGCGCTCCGGGCCGTAGAAGATCGGGCCGACATCGACGATGACACGCACGATGTAGTCGTCCTGCTCGGGGTCGACGACGACCACGCCGAGGTCTTGGATCTCGTCGACGACGACGGCGTCCTCATTCATGAAGTTCGCAGTGGAGGTCGTCTCGTTGAGTGTGTCCTCAACGATCACATCGTCTGAGTAGTCATCCTCATCCACCGTGAAGTCGTCTTCGATCTCTTCAACTTCCTTGACTGTCATGCGAGTTCCCCTGTTCATAGTTGTACGGATTGAGTACGTGAAGAGCGAAGCCCTCACGCCCCGACGCTAGCCGTTGACGTGAGGGCTCCTGTGTTCTGCTCTGACGGGAGCAGCTCAGTTCGTGGAGACGAGCGAAACCGCCTGCGGCGTGATTGCGCCGAAGCCCCAGATGGCGTACCAGGCGAGGGCGTGCTCACGACCGAAGTCGAGAACGCCGCCGTCACGCAGCTCCACGGGGAGCGACACGGCATGACCGAAGGCGTTGTCGCCGATCATGAGCGAGTCGTAGGTGTCGTAGCCGACGGCACCGACGTTGGTCTTGCGGACCTGCGTGGTCTCGATGAACACAACATCGTTGATGCGGCCGATCTCGCCAAGCATGAAGTTGCCCGGAGCCGCGTACTTCGTCACTTCGATCCACTCCGGCGTGTCACGCAGACGGCGCGACTGGTGCGGGTGGATGAAGTGGACGTAGGTCTCACCGAGTCGGGGGATGTTGAGCGTGGCGAGCTGCTCGACAGCATCCTTGACCGAGTGCGGGGTGAGGAAGTACGCCTCCTTGGCTGCGGTGCCGTCGGCAGCGTCGACGGCTGCCTGGTTCGGCGCCACGGTGCCCGGTGCGTAGATGTTGGTCGCTGTCGGACCCGAGAACGGGGCGGCGAGGCGGTAGCCGAACGCCACGTTGCCAGCGGAGTTGAGCAGCGTGTTCCGGGCCTGGAAGTCCATCGAGGCCGCCATGTGGCGGCCGAGGAGTCGGGAGCCCGACGCCATGATGTCGTCGAACGAAGCGTGCAGGAGCAGCTCCGAGACGGCGATGGCCTTGCCCTGCTCCGCAACGCTGATGCGGAACTGGAAGGCGCTCAGGGCCGAGGTGGTCAGGCGGACGCCTTCGGTGAGTTCCGCACCCAGCGTCTCGTTGACGTCAAGGTTGTTGTACTTGAGGAAGTTCACTGTGAGGCCCGGCATCACGCCCAGCTCGGTCTTCTTCACAGCGAACTGCTCGAAGCGCAGAATCGGCATGGCCTGGAACAGGATCTCCTTCGACCAGATGGCCTGGATGGCCGGGGTCAGTGCGGATGAACCTGTGATCGCAGTGCCCTGCGGGTAACCCTGGGTGACGATGCCCGACGGCGCGGGCGCCGCCTGGACGCCAAGGAACGCACCACCCACGGGGACGGCTGCGGGGTTGGACCCACCGCTGACCCCCGAGTACAGGTTCCCTGAACCGCTGATACCACCAGCAATGTCTGGCATGACTTACTTCCTCCTCTGGAGAATGGTTGAGTGATTTCGATGTGTGGACAGCTAGTTCAACGCTGTCCGTAGAACTGCGCTCGCCCTGCGGCGTGCAAGGTGCCCCGGTGTGCGGCGTACTCCGATGGTGACATCGCCCGGATCTGCTCGGGCGTGATCGTCTTCTGCTCCTGTTGCTCCTCCAGAGGACCGTTGCCAGTCGGGGACGTGGAGCGCACTCCTTGCATCCCCTGGATTGCTTGCTGGCGAACGGCCATTGCGCCCTGAGCGATTCGCTCGGAGCGCTCGATTGCATCCGCTATGGATGCGTCGATCTGCTCGGGTGTCTCCCCGGCGACGTAGTCGGCGATGTCGGGGAGGATCAATGCGGCGTTGGCGGACAACGCTGCTGAACGGTAGTCCCGAAGCTGTTGGAGCCGACGCTCCTGTTCCAGCTCCGCCTTGGCGATCTCCGCCTCGGTACGGACCGTGGTGATCTGTTGCTCGAACTGCTCCTGAGTCTGCCGGAGCAGGTCACGAACGGTCATCTCCTCTTCGGCCTTGGCCTTGGCTTCCGCCTCGGCTGCGGCCTGAGCGTCTGCGGCTGCCTTGCGGGCTGCGTCGCGCTCGGCCTTCAACTCCTCCAGTTCCTTCGCCATCGACTCGATGCGAGGGTAGACCTTGTCCTTCTCCTGCTTGCGGAACTCTTCGACCTGTGCTTCGGTGAAGGTTCGTTCCCCGTTGGTCTGACCTTGCTGCGGTGCGGGCTGTACGACTGGACCCGTGTCCTGTGTTCCCTGTGCGAAACGGCTTGCCGGAGTGGCGGCGGGCTCGACGCCCACAATGAAGCCATCTCCTGTAGACACGGTTGTATCAACGTTGCTCATGATTCAGTTTCCCCTGTGGATGTAGTTCTACGGTGTGTTCGGAAGCTATTGGTTCGACGGATTCCGGTACTGAGCCAACTTCGTTCCGTAGGCTTCTTCGACCAGTTGTTGTGCAATGTTCGCCACTTCTGGCGACACCGCAGCGGGTGCCCCTGTGCTTCCTTGATCGCTGGGTGATCCAGCAGATGTAACAGTAGCGCCGTTGTCCTCGCCGGGCGGGCCTTGGCCATCTGGCGGCATGCCCGTGAGCAGGAAGACAGCCATCGATGTGGCCGCCTGACGGAGCTGCAACGCTGCTGCTTCCTTCTGATCCTCGATCAGCTCAGCGAAGATCTCGGCCATCTTCTCCTCGGGGAACTCCTCGCCCAGCTCGCGCAGAGCGCCCCGCTTGGACTCCAGACCGAGGTTCATCTTGGCCATGATCTCGTTCAGCTTGACGAGGATGTCGACCGGCAACGGGGGTGGCCAGTGGACCGACGTCTCGTACGTGTTGGGGTCAGCCGGGTCGAGCACGAGCAGTGACCCGTCGGGCGGGGCGGCGCTCTCACGGGCATCGAACTGGAGCGTCCACGGCTCCTTCTGGAAGAGGGTGAGCAGGACGATCTCGTTGATGCGCTGGAAGCCCGAGGTGAACTGGAGCTTCTTCATGTTGTAGCGGTTCATCAGGGGCTGGTACTGGATGTGGAGCGCCACGCCGCTGGTGTTGGAGATCGGCTGCATCTGGCCGAGGGCCTGCTCAGGCACGCCGGTCATCTCGTGCATGACGCGCTTGATGACGTCCATGTAGCCGAGCGGACCGGAGAGGTCGACGAGCGACTGGAGGTTCTCCACCCGAGCATCCTTGGGCAGGGTCCACGTCTTGCGGGGGCCCTTCTCCAACTGCGAGGTCTTGGCGCCGGTCACGACGGTGATGGGTGCCGAGTGGTAGTTGATGATGTCGCTGATCTCCAGCGCCTTCTCGTTGTACTCGCGGTTCAGGGCCACAACGTCGGCGATGTCCGGCGTGCCCCAGGGTGACCCTGAGACGGGGTTGTTGGGGATGTACACGATGGGGATGACGCCGAGCGGGTTGGGCCGCGAGTCAATCAGCTCATCGTTCACGAACTCCTCGATGCCGGTCTCGGAGATCCGCTCGACGTAGGTCATGACCTGGCGGGTGCCGTCGGCCGCCGTCGTCCAGAAGCGGTACTTGAGCTTGAACGACAGCATGCGCTGGCGGTCGTGCTCGTGCCACTGCGGGAAGCAGTGGGCCGGGTTCATCGGCAGGATGCGCACACGGCCGGGGTGGACGCGCCCCGTCGTGTCGACGTAGGGATCCTCGTACGCCACCTTCACGAAGCAGTCGCCCGTGACGCCAGCGGTCTGGCCCATCTCCCACAGCACAGCTTCCTTGCGGTTGTCCTGCTCCCACACCCTCTTGAGGAGTGATGGGATGATGGCCGCTGTGGCCGGTGGCGTGCGGAAGGTGATGCCCTTGCCGAAGGTGAAGTTGGTGATGTAGTCGCTCAGCGCCCGCACGTAGTTGGCGGCGAACTGCGGCTCGCCGACCTCGCGCCGATAGGCGTACATGTGGCCGAGGTAGTGGGCCCAGTACAGCGAGTAGCGCGAGAGCCGAACGCCGTGAACCTCGAACTCCTCGTCGGCCAACTCGACCAGACCGAGCGGGCTGATCGAGATGGTGAGGTCGGATTGCGACGCTCGGTACGAGGGAGGGTAGAACGACAATGCCATTAGCCCTCGACTCTACGCTTCACACGGAACCCGACGGTGTCCGCGACTTCAGGCTTCAGGCCCCACACGTCGGCCGGACCACTCATGTGCTCGACCTCGAAGACATGAGCCTCTCTCGGATCGTCGGGGTTCTTGCGGTTGTGCATCTTGGCCTTGGTGCGACTGATCTGCTGCGCCTTGCCGAGATCAGGAGTGGCGAACGCCATCGGCGTGCCCTCGAACGACCAGTCCGAGTCGGTCGGTTCGATGGTGTCACCAGCGTTGAACGGGTGCGTCGTACCGTGGAAGAGCGACGGGTTGAGGTGGTCGGTGGCAGGCATCACAGGTACGGGACATCGATGAACAGACCGACGTTGATCTTGGAGCCGGGCAGCGTTCCTACACCAGAGTGCCAAGCGACCGGGACATACCAGTTGTCAGGACCGGCCTTGGTCGGCGTGCCAATGACTTTGAAGCGGTGCCAGTTGGATGCGTCGTTGTAGACGTTGAGCCTGATCTGTGACTTGGTGTCTATCAGGCTGAGGCCGTAACTGCGGTCGGCACCGTCCGCATCCACCCGCCGGACGTCCAAGATCGTGGCGAGCTTGGGGTCGGCGTTGTCGAGTCGGATCTGGTTGCCGGTAGCAGGTGGAGAGGCAGTAGAGAACATGTAGGAGGTCTGGACGAAGACGAAGTCGGGCCTGTCCTCCACCACCGAGACTCGTGTACCAAGGCTGTTGAGGCCATTGGTGTTGCTGGTGACCTGAGCCTCAAGCTGGTTGAGGCGGGCGAACATGGCGCCCACGTCGTTGCCCATGTTGATGATGGCCGTCTGGTTGGCGGCGACTTCACTCTTGAGGGCGACGATCTCAGAGGTGTTCGTTGTCGTCTGCGATGAGTTGGCCGCGATCTGCGTTGAGTGGGCAGCGACCTGAGAGGACAGTCTTTCGATCTCCTCGTACAGGTACTCCAAGCAGGTGTTGAGGGTCTCTCCCCACGGCTCCTGGCCGATGACCGGCATTGTCACATCACTCACTGGCGTAACCTCCATAGGGTTGAACAATGCCGTACTGACCGTAGCCGTAGCCGGGCCCCGGTGCCACGATGACATCAGCGGTGACGGTCTCCTTGTGGCAGTACGCCGTGACGGTGAAGTCACCGGCCTGCTCGTAGGTGTGCACCATGGTCTCGGAGCAGAGCACATCGTTGGTGGTGGAGCCGTCTCCGTAGTCCCAATCAACGTTGTGAGTCGGGTCGTCGTTCACGGTGAAGGAGTACCTGAACGGGTTCCCCGTGTCCGGTATGACGTTGATGGAGAAGAGGCCCGGTGACGGGCCCGGTGCCGTAGCGCCGTCATCCTCGGGGTTGGTGTCAAAGTCCTTGTAGAGCTGATACGAGAGCATGTCCGACCCGTTGGGGGCGGGCAGCTCGTGGTCGGCTGGGCCACCAAGACCGACACCTCTGCCCTCGACTCGTTTCACTCCCCTGGCGCACCGGACGACCGCGCGACGACCGCAGCGCCGCCGCCGCACGGCGACGCCATCGAGCACGGCGTCGCCCAGATCCAGTCGTACACGGGCGTCGACGGCGCGCTCGTCGACTGGCACCTCGAACGGGGCGCCCGGGGCATCGTCATCGAAGGCACCGGTGCCGGCAACATCGAGGGCGACCTCGTCGACGGCGTCGGTCGGGCGCTCGCCGCCGGGATCCCCGTCGTCGTCACCTCGCGCTGCTGGACC